AGACGATGGAATCAACAAATTGCTCCGTATGAAGCATCAGAAGAGGTTCCGTTTTATAGACCACGTGAAGGTGATCTTATATTCCTTCCCTTGTCAGGATCTATATTTGAGATCACTAAAGTGTTCGACGAAACTCCTTTTTATCAGTTAAAAAACTTACCTGTGTTTAGACTGTCATGTGAACTGTTCGAATACAGTGGTGAGAATTTTGATACTGATATTGCTGAGATAGATAACGTAGAAATATTTGGACACAAGATTCAACTAACATTTGGATCTGTAACTTCCACAGAGTCTTTAGGGCAACCAAGCATGTTTGTAGTTGGTGAAACAGTTGAGCAACTTTCTACTAGCGGAGGGTACACGGTATACGGAGATGTGGTCGAAGTAGATGCATCTAACTCTTCTGCTATCAAAGTCAGTATAACAAACTTTAAAACAAGCGATGGAAAATTCCATTCTTTCAATAGCGTCGATTCTGTTTTAGGACAGGAAAGTAAATCGACTGCGTTACCGTTAGTAATCGAAGAAATCGATATGGAAGTAAATCAAAACGAAGAGTTTGAAACTCTTGGAGATACTATCCTTGACTTCTCTGAATCAAATCCATTTGGTGATCCATAATGTTAGGCAATTGGTTTTACAACGAAAGGATCAGAAAAGCGGTTGCCGTTTTTGGTACACTGTTTAATAACCTTTATGTAGTTCGTCATAATGCTGCAGGCGAGGTGATCAACCAAACTAAGGTACCTTTATCTTACGCACCACGTCGAGACTTCCTTGATCGAATCTTGAGTATGCAAAGTGGCGATGCACAAGAACGACAGATTGCTATTAAACTGCCACGAATGTCTTTTGAAATCATATCTATGACGTATGATGCACAAAGACAGTTGCCTAAAATCAACAAGAGAATTGTACCTTCTGCTGGAGATAACGCACAGAAAATTTATACTCCTGTGCCGTATAACATTACGTTTCAATTGAACATATATGCTCGCAGTCAAGACGATGCTCTGCAGATCGTAGAACAGATTCTTCCATATTTTACACCTTATTACACAGTTTCTGTTAAACCGCTTGAAGGATTTGACTTACAAGAAGACACCCCGATTAAACTTGACGGTGTTGTAATGCAGGACGATTATGAGGCAGCACTGGAGTCAAGAAGGACTATTATATACACCCTTGATTTCGAAATGAAATTGAATCTATATAAGACGGTTGATGGTGCTTCTTCTATCATCAAAAGCGTTGAAACCAGTCTCCTTGATTTTGATACGGGTGGACTTCTTTCGTTTTGTAAAGTTGATGCAAACGTTTTGTCTGGTGATAGTGCAGAACTTTCTGCAGAGGATGTTGGTGTTGCTACTAATACCCTTTCGTTGAAGAACACTCTAAATGAAATCGAAGGTTATAGTATTGTTACTCAACCGACTTTTGGTTCTGCTACAGTTGATGACGCTGGCAAGTGGACTTATACTCCTAACCCAGATGCATATGGAGCAGATAGCTTTGTTATTGGAGTAGACGTAGGACAAGGGGTAACAGAAAACGTTACTGTTCAGGTCAGAGGTACAACTAATACGGTTGACGTGTTTGCTGATGCATTCACCTATTATAATAATGGAAGTGCGTTCGAATTTACAGTTTCAACTAACGACGAATGGGAAACTGTTGGAGAAATTACTCACACCGTTGAAAACCAACCAGCGGATGGAACAGTTACGATTGTAGATGCTTTGGCAGGAACGTTTGGATACACACCACCTAGCGCATCGTTTACAGGAACGGTTGTTTTTGAATATCGTGCTGTTCCAGATGGTGCAGAGAACTCGTCAGAGGTTGGTGAGGTGACAATAGAAGTTCTTGAAGGATACTCATATACTGTATCTGTTCCTAATACGATAGAAGGTGAAACCATACAGGCAACAATCACTAGCAACTATGCTAACAATCAGGTAGTTTCTTGGTCTATAACGGGTGATAATAATACCAATGGTAGAATATCAACGGCATCCGGTACAGTGACTATGGATGCTTTAAGTAAAACGGTAGACATTGTAATAGGACAACCTGCTGGTGAACAAGGTACGGTTACAAGCACCTTTACTATTAATGATGCGGCAGAAGGAATCACTGAATCAGACACATTCAACATTCTTGATTCATATCCTCCTGAAACATATCAGGCACCGACACCAACAAACAACGGCGACTTTGCATATTCTATTGATACTAATGACACATATGCAGTTATCGGAGAACCCGGAAACGAAAAAGCATATTTGAGAACTATTGCAGATGGAACCACGATTGAACTAGTTCCGTCTGGTGGAAATACAGTAGCAACTTTTGGCAGAGCAACCGCAATAAATGGTAGTCAAGTTTTGGTAGGTGCATTGAATACTTCTAATGCAAATGGATCGGTTTACTTATTCGATACGTCAGGCAACCTTCTTAATGTGTGGGACGATACTGGAAATGCTAGGTTTGGTTTCGAATTGTTCTTTACAGAAAATTATATTGGTATCGCACACCCAAGAGCAGGAAGTGCTAGTGGTGGCATAATTTATTTTTATGATAGATCTTCTCCGTATAGTTTAATCTATACTAAAGATTACGGAGCATCAACTAACAATTATGTCGGAACTTCTGTAGCATCTTCGCCCTATGCTGATGATTATGTTGTTGCTCTTCCGGGTAGAGCATCAGCCGGTAGAGTAATAAAAGTTTCTGGCGGAACTTTACAGTTTAATAATTTCTTAGATACACACGATAATACTGCTAGTATTTGGAATTCACATTACGATGCATCGAATTCTTTTACAAATGGTCCTACTAGTGTAGCAATGTCTAACAATCATATTTTTATAGGAGTGCCTAATCTTAATCGTGTTTCGGTTTGGAGATATGCAGATCCATTAAACGGAAGGTTTGGAAGTTTGGGAGCAACTCCAACTACGCCAAGGATCGATGGTTCTTTCTCAGTCACTAATAGTGGCAGTCGTATTGATCTTGGAGCACAAGCACCCGATCTAATTTCAGGTCGAACTGATCCTAACAATATGTCAGTTGGTGAGTATGACGGAACTTTGTATAGATCAGCCACTAATACTTGGTATGGTGCGAATGGTGGAATTGCTTGGATTCGAAACAAAGATACCGATGAATATATTATTTGCAGACTTGCTCGTGACATGCAAGCATTTGGGTTCCCTGCCGTACCGCAGTATCCAACGTCTGTCCGAACTCGTACTGTGAATTGGACTACTGACGGATCAGAACCCGGAAGTGCGCCTGCTATACCCGGATACACAGGAGATGGAACATATAACTTGCAGATATCTATGATTGTGCAGTTTAGTCACGTTATAACTCTTACTGGTCAGAGCGGCGAAACTGATATTGATTTTGGAAGATATGTGACAGTCAATCCGGACAACACAGAGTTATACGTTACGGCACCATTGGAATCTTGGTCTGGCGAAAACCGTGGCACAATTTATAGGTTCGCCTTGGACGATACCGTTGATGTTGGTTTTGACAGGACGCTCGCTTCTGATACGATTGCAACTCTTAATGGGTATTTACGTGGAGAAGTAAATGACTATCTCGGGTTTGGCACGACGAGTCAGAGTTATTTTTATGGACAGGTTACTAATTCAAGTAATTATAATGCAGGTAGTCCTGCACAAATATCGACAAACGGAAACTTTGTTAAAATCGGTAACAACGAGTTTACCAGCAATCAGGGTAGAGTTTTAGAAAATCAAGTATTTACTAGCATCTAAATAAAACTATGGCACACGATAATTTTAAAGATTTAAAAAGACGCAAGTTAAATCTTCGGGACGTACATATTGAAGACGTTCTTCCCGAACATTTTGCTGAGTCTTATCCTAAATTTATATCGTTGCTAGAAAGATACTACGAGTGGCAGAATCAATACGATACCACAGAACTACTCAACCATTTGTTTTCTGCTCGTGATATCACAGAAACAGACATCACACTCCTCAACTTCATTGAAGACGAACTTCTTTTAGGTGGCAGTTATTTCGAAGGGTCAGAAGACAAAAGAGCATCTGCTCAGTTTTCTAGTGTGTTGTTCAGAGCAAAGGGATCCAAGTATTCTATTGAATGGTTCTTCCGTTCTTTCTTTGGTCTCGATCCTGATGTTATCTATCCGAAAGAAAATGTTTTCTTATTAGCAGATGCGGACAAACCAGAATCGTTTAAAACAAAGATTGGTCCTTTCTCTTTAAGATATCTGAC